GCTACTGCCTCACCTTTGATGGTGATCGCACGTATGGGTCGTCTGTTGGATCAGCAGTTCGTTGATACCCAAGGTCGTTGGTTGGTCGTTGACCCAGTGTTCGTTGAGATGTTGAAGGACGAAGACAGCCGTCTGTTGAACGCCGACTTCGGTGGTTCCGGTCTGCAAAACGGTTTGGTCATCAACAACCTGCATGGCTTCCGTATCTATGTGTCGAACAACCTGCCTAAGATTGGCACTGGTCCCGGCACTGCTGGTACAGCTAACCAGAACGCCAACTTCGGTGTGATCGTTGCTGGTCAAGACGCTGCTGTGGCAACTGCTCAGCAAATCAACAAGACTGAGACTTACCGCGATCCCGACAGCTTTGCTGACATCGTGCGTGGTATGCATCTGTACGGTCGTAAGATCTTGCGTCCAGAAGCCATCGTGACTGCGAAGTACAACGTGGCCTAATGAAACAGGGGAAGCTTAAAACGCTTCCCTGTTTCTACATCAATCATCTTTCATTAAAGGAAATCTAAAATGGCTATCGTTCAATCTGTTCGTTACGCTCCTGTTCTCGTTGAGAAGGTCGTGACTTTGGGTGGCGCTTCTGCTACCACCGTTGGTATCTCTGTTCCTGCTGGCACTACTGTGTTGGCTGCTGGTTTTCAGAACTTCACCGTTGTTCCTGACGTTACAACTTATACATTGGATGTCACTGATGGCACTACTGTGTTTGCTAACGACTTGAACTTTGACAACACTGCTGCTAACACCAACAAGGGTGGCGTTACTCCCGGCTTTATCGCTGCTGCTGACACCATCGACGTTGTGACTACCATCTCTGGTACACCCGGTGCTATCACTGGTCGTGTGTGGGCTGTGGTGGTTGACTGCTCTAAGAGCGCTCAAGCTGCTGAAGAAGTTGACCGCGATCAACTGGCTTAATCGCTAATATCTTCATGGGGTGGGTTGTAAAAGGCTCACCCCTTTCTTGCTTATAAACTATGTCAACATACATCTCCTTAACAAATGAATTGCTGCGACGAATGGGTGAGGTCGTTATGGACCCCACTGAATTCGATGGTGCGCGTAACGTGCAGGCGTTGGCTAAACAGGCCATCAATTCATCTGTTAGAGAGTTGATGCATTCTGCACAAGAATGGCCTTTTGCACTCGTTACATATTCTCAAACACTTGCCACTGATGGCACATCTAATTATAACTTTCCAGCAGACACATCCAGTGTTGATTGGGAATCGTTTTATTTGAAACAGATAATTGCAGGTAATAACGAACCACGGCGTTTGCCTGTATTGTCTTATCCAGAGTACTTGGATACTCGTCGTCCTATTGATGACGCTGCTGGTGCTGGTGGTTACGGTCCTACAGAAGCTGTAGTTCAAACACAAGAAGGTAAGTTTAGTGTCACACCACGTGCTGATCAAGCCTACGTCATCGAATACAAATACTGGTCATTCCCTGTTGATATGGCAGAGTCCACTGATACCTGTATTGTTCCTAGCCGCTTTGACAGCGTTGTCATTGATGGTGCTATGACATACATGATGTTGTATCGTTCTAATGAACAAAGCGCTAACTTGCATCGTGATAGGTTTGAGCAAGGTATTAAGACAATGCGTCGATTGTTGATGGATGAGCCATTGGTTATGCGTTCGACAATGATTGTTCAGTCGCGTACATCACAACGAGTTGCATAATGGCAGATAGAATCTTAGGCTACAAAGTAACATCGATTGGTGGCATGAACACCAACCGTGATGTATTGTCACAGGGCGAACAAGAGCCGGGATCGGCTACACAACTTATCAACTACGAACCATCTACATCGGGTGGCTATCGTCGTGTAAGTGGTTATGCTAACAACTACGGCACTGTAGCTGGTACAGGTAGTGTGTTGGGTGTTGCTGTTGCTGAAAACATTAACGATGCCATCTTTGCGTGTCGCAAACCTTCTACAGGCACAAACTATTTCTATAGGTGGAACACTGCTACTTCAGCATGGGTGGCTATCACAACTCCCGGCACAGTCACTATGACTGGTGTGAAGAAAGTCAGGATGATTCGCTACAACTGGATTTCTAGTAAGTTGTTCTTGACAGATGGTATTAACCCGGCTGCAACATATGATGGTACAACCTATACACAGGTCACACATGCCAACGCACCTAACTCTCCTAAGTTTGCTTCTTCTTTTAAGAATCACATGTTCTTGGCTGGTGACCCATCTGAACCGTTCAATCTCTATTTCTCTGCACCACTTAATGAGACAGATTTCAGTCCAGCCAATGGTGCAGGTGTTATTAACGTAGGCTTTGAAATTGTACAGATTAAGCCTTTCCGCGATACTCTTTACATCTTCGGTAAGAATGCTATTAAAGCATTGGTCGGTACAAACATTGCTGACTTCGTAGTTAGTGAAGTCACTACCAATTTGGGATGTATTGCTTCAGATAGTGTGGTAGAACTTGGTGGTAATCTGTTGTTCTTAGGACCGGATGGTTTTAGACCAGTGGCAGGTACAGGTAATATCGGTGACGTTGAACTCGAAACAATCTCTAAGCAGATTCAGTTTACCATTACTGCTATTTTGAAAGAACTTGTTGCTGATAACCTTGACCCTGACTTATTGACTTCAATAGTTATTAGGAAGAAATCTCAGTTTAGAATGTTCATTCCTACTGCTGGTACATTTGGTTTACTTGGTGGTCTGAGACAGCGTGATGGTGGTTTTGGTTTTGAGTATAGTCAGTTGTTTGATTTTCCAGCAACATGTGCGTCGAGTGGTTATGTAGGTGTGGATGAGATTGTCATTCATGGTGATGCTAATGGTAAGGTACATAAGCAAGAAACAGGATCGTCCTTTGATGGACAACCAATATTGTCTGTTTATCAAACCCCATACTACTACTTTGAAGATCCTACCATCCGTAAGAACTTCTACAACTTGACAACATTCTTGCGAAGCGAAGGTTCTACAACAATCTCATTGGGTGTATCGTATGATTTTGAAGACAGTCAAAACGTTTTCAATCCTGCCAACTACACAATGACAACAAGTGGTGCTGCTGCTTACTATAACGAAGCTGTGTATGATGCTGCTGCCATTTTTGATGGCAACCCTTCACCAGTAGAGAAGATAAATATCGAAGGCTCTGGTTTCTCCATAGCTTTCAAATATGTGACAAACGATACAAATGCTAGTCACACTGTTCAGGGATTGGTGATGAACTACTCCATGAACGATAGACGATAAGGAATAACATGACAGGTTACGTAAGACAATCTGCTGCTGACATCGTACCAACGGCTGTTGTACGGGCTGCACCAATCAACAATGAGCTTAATGCTCTTCGTGATGCTTTCTCCTCCACTGGTGGTCATAAGCATGACGGCACTGCTGCTGAAGGCCATCCTGTTCCCTTGATCGGTGACAGCGATATGCTGAATAAGATTGCTACCGATACAACTAATAACCGTCATGGTGTATTTGTTGAAGTTGGTGGGGTTGCCGTTGAACAAGTTCGTTTCCAAGATGGTGTTATTGTTCCAGTTACTGGGAATGACATTGACCTCGGTACTAATGCATTACAGTTTAAAGACCTGTACATTGATGGCACAGCAAACATTGATAGCTTGATTGCTGATACTGCTGACATCAATGCAGGCACTATTGACAACACTGTTGTTGGAGCGACAACACCTGCTGCTGCTACAGTTACTAACCTGACAGTCAATACCGCAGCAACAATTGCTTCTGCTGACATCAACGCAGGTACAATTGATGGTGCTGTCATTGGTGGTGCTGCTGCACAGGCCATCACAGGTACTACCGTCACAGCCACTGTAGGTTTTGCTGGTAACTTGACAGGCAACGTCACAGGCAACACTGCTGGTACACATACTGGTCCTGTTGTTGGCAACGTCACAGGCAACTTGACAGGCAACGTCACAGCCTCTAGCGGTTCTTCCACTTTCAATGATGTAGTCATCAACGGTGGCTTGAACATGAATGCTGGCACTGCTGCCACCATTACCAATCTGTCTACACCAACCAATGCTGGTGATGCAGCCACTAAGGGTTATGTAGATACATCGATTAGTAACTTGGTTGCCTCTGCTCCAGCTACATTGGATACACTCAACGAGATTGCTACAGCATTAGGTAACGATCCTAACCTGTCCACAACACTCACCAACTCTATTGCTACTAAGCTTCCGTTAGCTGGTGGCACTATGACTGGTGCCATTACTATGGGCACTAACAAGATCACTGGTCTTGGTACTCCTACAGCAAACCAAGATGCAGCAACAAAGGTCTATGTAGACAATGCTGATGCTTTGAACCTGCCAAAAGCTGGCGGCAATATGACTGGTGCTATTGCGATGGGTAGCAATAAGATTACTGGTCTTGGTACACCTACTGCTGACGGTGATGCCACTACCAAAGTGTATGTTGATAACATATTGGGTAGTGCTACCGCTGCTGCTGCCTCTGCCGCCTCAGCCGCAACTTCTGCTTCCAATGCAGCAACATCTGAAACCAATGCTGGTAACTCAGCCTCTACAGCCTCTAGCGCTGCTGCGAGTGCTGCTGCCAGCTATGATAGCTTTGATGATCGTTACCTTGGTTCTAAAGCTTCAGCACCTACTGTAGACAATGATGGCAACACTTTGTTGACTGGTGCTATCTACTGGAACTCCACCTCAAACAACTTGTTTATATGGACAGGTTCTGTGTGGACAAGTGCTGCATTCACTGCAAGTGGCTTCTTAGTTAACCTTAATAATCTCTCTGATGTATCTGATGTTTCTATAGCTCGTACTAATTTAGGTTTAGGTACAGCAGCCACTACAGCTAGTACGGCCTATGCCACTGCTGCTCAAGGTACTAATGCTGATACTGCTTTGCAGCCTGCTGCTATTGGTGTGACTGTGCAGGGTTATGATAGTGATCTTGCTGCCTTTGCTTTGAAGACAGCACCAACAGGTGATGTTGTTGGTACAACAGATTCTCAGACACTTACTAACAAAACTATCAACATTGCAAACAACACACTCACGGGTGTACAATCTACACTGGTTAGTGGTACAAACATCAAAACTATCAATGGTAGTTCTGTATTGGGTAGCGGTGATCTAACAGTTGGTGGATCAGGTTACATTGTCAAAACAACAGACTATACAGCTATTGCTGGAAATAATATCTTAGCAAATACAACTGGTGGTAGTTTTGTAATCTCACTTCCTGCTTCACCAGCAGTTGGAAACTTAGTTAATATCATGGATGCTGGTGGAGCATTCAGTATAAACGCGCTTACTATTGCGCGAAATGGTAATACTATCATGTCCCTTGCCGAAGATATGTACGCATCAACTAATGGCGCGGCATTTGGACTTGTGTATAATGGATCAACTTGGAGAATCATCTAATGAGTAATATTTCAACATATTCGAGTACAAACCTGAATCCTTTTACTGGTGTATTCGGCACCGGTCGGGTCCAGTTCTTTACAGCAAGCGGCACCTTTACTGTGCCAGCGGGGGTCAGTGCCGTCCGTGTGCGGGTATGGGGTTCTGGTGGTATTGGCGCTAACGGGGCGTATGGCGGCATGTTGGCTGGGGGTGGTGCCGGTTTTTCGATGAAAACCATTACTGGCCTAACACCCGGTGGAACCGTGGCTGTGACAGTCGGCACCAGCGGCTCCGCCACCTCCAGCTTCGGCGCTTATTGTTCTGCAACTGGTGGCGGAGGTGCGGGCGCTTATAACTCTGGCAACGGAGGCACCGGCTCTGGGGGCGACATCAACACGACCGGCGGCAACGGCGGCACGTACGGTAACACCAACATGGGTTGCGGCGGCGGGGGTGCAGCTTCAATGTTTGGAGACGGCGGGCGGGGTGGCTCAAGCACAACTTATAACGGGTTTTCTGCTCCCGGTGGCGCTGGTGGTGGAGCCGGAATTAACGGGGGCACACCCTTCGGCGGTAGCGGTGGCAGCGGTTTTACCGGAAGCGGAGGGG